GCAAATCCAAGATAGAGCGCGCCGGACAAATAGTCGGCGACGCTGCGATGGCCTATGCCCAGATCCAATCACTAAATGCACAGTCCAACCGCGATGAAGCGGCCGCGAACCTGGCTAACTCGCAAGCGGCACAACTTGATGGTGTTGCTAATAGCTCTGGTGCTGGTCGAGTTGATGCTGTCAAAAATGTTCCAAGCGAAGTTATCTCGCATCAAAAATCAGACCCGGCAACACAGGCCGGAATACATCCGGGGCGACGGGAAGTCGCAACCGGAAACAATCGTTGGGGCGAAGTCCTCAAACGTAAAATGCACATGGCCACCGAGGAGGAGTGGTCTGTGCTCTTCGATGTCGAAAACATCTTAAGAAAAAGCGTTATCCATCCAAGTCAAAGGGCGCTTGATAAGATTTTCGACGCTATGATTTACCTGAAACACGGTGATCCAACACGGACACCAAAACGTCCCACGACACGGCGGCAACGTCGTCAATACCGTAATTACTAATGGCCTGTAGGAGGTGTAGAACTATGCGTCGGAGAGTCAAAAGATATGTTCGTAAAACAGTGCGTCGGGTTACCCGTCGCCGTCGTTCTGGTGCTAAGCGCCAGCGCTTGCAAGCTTCATCTATCAAAGTCGGGTATCGCTTATGAAAAGAAACAAACACAACCTTTCTCACACTCACTTGATGACGGGCGATATGGGGAAACTTTACCCAATTGGCTGTGTGGAGGCGCTCCCGGGCGACGCGATTCAGCACCATGTCAATGTGCTTGCGCGTGTGAGTCCACTTGCGGCCCCGGTTATGCACCCGGTAACAGCAAGAGTCCATCACTTTTTCGTAGCCAACCGGACACTCTGGGACGGTGAAAAGACCGGCGATTCACCTGGCTCAAGCTGGGAAAATTTTATAACTGGCGGTGAGGACGGTATGAATTTAGATACACCGCCACAAATACCCGTTGGAAATACTGAGGATTATGAATTACTCGATTATCTCGGTATTCCTCAGCATAACAGTACACTGGGCGTGTCTATCAATGCGTTACCAGTTCGCGCGGTAAATGCCTGTTTTAACGAGTTCTACCGTGATCAGGATTTAGTTGATAAACGCGATAAACATGACACGACAATACCCAATATCGCTTGGGGAAAGGATTATTTCACCAGCGCACGTCCCTGGACACAAAAAGGACCTGACGTGACTATTCCCCTGGGCGATTCTGCACCGGTAACTCATGATATATCAGGATCCGGGCAGCGAATTGGAGTTTTCTCAACTGTTGCTAATGATCATATGATGATGTCAACGGGCGGCGTTATGCTCGAAACCTCTGGATCATCTAGTACACCAGAAGATAGTCTCTATGCTGATCTATCACAGGCACTCGGTGCTAATGTTAACGACGTACGAAAAGCGTTCGCTATTCAGCGATACCAGGAGGCACGTGCCAGGTACGGGTCTCGTTACACCGAATACTTGCGCTATCTGGGAATTTCCCCACAGGATTCCCGTTTACAACGCCCGGAATTTTTGGGCGGCGGAAGAACTCAACTTAACTTCTCTGAAATCATGCAAACGGCACCGGAGACCGGTATAGCGCCATCAACAGAATTTGGCGTCGGTGATCTCTATGGCCACGGTATCGCAGCTATGCGCTCAAATAAATACCGCCGTTTCATTCCTGAGCATGGTTATATCATCAGTTTTTTGTCGGTTCGTCCAAAGAGCATTTACCAGAACGGTATTCATCGTTCCTGGTTGCGCCAGACAAAAGAGGACTATTTCCAGAAGGAACTTCAGCACATTGGTCAACAGGAAATTTACAACAATGAAGTTTATGCCGATGTTACAAACGGAAAAGACGTCTTCGGATACCAGGACAGATACAGCGACTACAGGGAGCATCCCAGCCGTGTCAGCGGCGAATTCCGCGACGTTCTGAACTACTGGCATATGGCGCGAGATTTTAGTGCAGCGCCAGTCTTAAATTCATCCTTCGTCGAATGCGATGCAACCAAACGTATCCATAACGAGCAAACCAAACATGCCCTATGGGTCATGTGTCAGCACAAAATGGTTGCCAGGCGGATCGTTTCCCGTAACGCAGCCCCGAGGGTCTTCTAATGGCTAAATCACAACCTGTCATCATGAGTCGCCGAGAGGCGATTCGGCAAAAATGTGCCGCTACCGGCAAGGAACAACCGGATCCCACACCGGTTCATATACCAGGCAAAGCTGAAAAACCGCTATCACTGCGAGAAGAAATGCGGCGCTTTGTCCGGGAGGAACTCTCGAAACAGGTCCAAAAAGAGGATTACGGCTCTTTTGATGAAGAGGACGACTTCGAGGAGGAAAACCCGGATCTGGATATGTTATCGCCCTATACGGTTCATGAATTGAAACCGGAAGGCGAATCGCTCCCGGATGATCTCAACGGAGAACCTGAGGTCGTCCCGACCGATCCATCAGCCCTTGATCAAGGGGTTGATCTTGGCGCCGAAGGCGCGGAAGCCGAAGGCGAAACACCTGGCGACGTAGCCAGGCATGTAACACCTGATGCGGAATAATCCGCAAAAACCTGTAACACCACAAACCCCCAGAAATGGGGGTTTTTTTTTCTTGGCACAATCTGTGCTACGCGCGCGGGTACTTTACTTGATAAGTACCCACGTTACTGACTGCACTCGCGGGTAGTAACCCCTAAACCAATCAATCAGGAGATTTTATGCTTTGTGCCTTTCCTAAATCGTACGGTCATAAAACCTTCGCATGTAACAAATGCGAGAACTGTAAAATCAATAAAAAGAGGTTCTGGACAGGAAGAATACTCTTAGAGGCTACACACGCCCCTCTCAGCTCTTCTTTTGTCACGCTAACCTATAACCCTGAGCATCTACCAGAAAACGGCTCATTGAGCCTCAGAGACGCTCAGAACTACATCAAACGACTTCGTAACGGTCCAATGGGGGCCGTTCGCTATTTCCTAGTAGGAGAATACGGTGGCGACACAGGCAGAGCTCACTATCATTTGGCCATATTCAATCAACCACCTGAGCAATATGAGTCGTATTTCAGGGACAAATGGGTGGATGCTGACGGACAACCGATGGGATTTGTCCAGGCAGGCGATATTACCCCAGCGTCTGCTGCATACATTGCTCACTACACCACCAAAAAAATGAACGACATGCGTCAGATACGCGAGGACGGGCGAACCCCGGAATTCGCAACCATGTCAAAGAGCCCACCACTGGGCGCTGCCGGCATCCGGCATATCCTAGACCTTCTCCATACAAAAACCGGCGCGGCCGGTCTCGCCAAAATGGGTGACGTTCCTACATCATTTCGCATGAATGGCAAAGAATGGCCTATCGGCCTATACTGGCGGAACTATCTTAGAGAGGAGCTAGGGATAGAGCCCAAGGTCACCCCCCCTTGGGAGATCGACCTACAAAAACTAATGCGGGAAAACCAATATGACCAAGCGAAGGCGCGGAAGCAGCACGACAAGATCTGGGCAAACCGCAAATCAAACACGGAACATCGGAGATATCTATGATGTTCCAGGCAGAACACGACCACGCCAAACGGTTGCACTTAGAAGCGGCGCGGCAAAAACCGCTCGCCAAAGGCGGCCCCTTCATGTCTCAACCTATGCGTGGCACGTTCTCAAACAGGTCGCTGAAAAATCCTCACATCTCAAAGACCGCCAAGCGCGTCTTGCTACTCATTTACGTAATCTCAGCGCTACAAATACTCGTCTGGACGATTGTAGCCGTAGAAAACAACGCCGAGAGGTTCTCATGGCAAAAGGCCGGGTATCAAAACCCGGCGGCGCACCTGGTCGAAAAGGCCACTATCGCAAACACGGAGTAAAATGCTGATGCCTATTACACCCGCACATATAACGGCAGGAGCCTCAGCGGTATCAGCGCTGGGCAGTCTCTTCGGCGGATCCTCTGGATCATCACCTCGGGAATACCCTCGACGGACAGTCGCTCAAATGGACCAGAATCTGGAGCTTCAAAAAAAGGCGTTCTACAGTCCTATCCAGACAACAGTCGCTGATGCAAACAAGGCAGGAATACACCCGCTATATGCACTGGGTTCATCGGCCAACTATTCACCCGTTGGCGTTATACCAGGGCAATCCAATACAGGCTCACATCGCAAATCCAAGATAGAGCGCGCCGGACAAATAGTCGGCGACGCTGCGATGGCCTATGCCCAGATCCAATCACTAAATGCACAGTCCAACCGCGATGAA